CTGGATGATCGAAGCAACCAGAGCAAAAAAATCCACACTTGGCTCATGGCTTAGTTTAGCTAAGTTAGCTAAATGGCGAAGCAAGATCAAAAAGCAAGCGCGGCGGTGGGTAGGGCCGGAGAGCATTTAGCCCTCGCCTACCTGTCGCTGGCTGGCTACATCTGCACGCTCTGCCAGATCAAAGATCACGATGCTTATGTTGAGACGGATACACAGACGCTCACGCTGCAAGTGAAGACGGCCAGCAAGACGCACAAGACCACCAACAGTTACGCATTCCACACGCCCAAAAAGAACGTAGGGGTGTCAGACGTGTTTGCGTTTGTATCCATTGATTTGGGCGCTGTGATTTTCCGCCGGGGAGACGAGCTAACTTCCGTGACAACATATATATCAAAAAAAGAATTCCTGAACGAAGACAATTTAATGCAAAAAACATTCGACAGCTTTAAATAATCGCTTGTGACCGGGCGCGGCTTTGATTAGAAAGTCTGAGTGGGTGGCTCAACCTTAATCGTTGTTTATTGGTTTTGCGTTACCGAATGTGCCAGCATCACGCCACCCACACGACCTCAAAATATAATGCCCACCAGCGCCATCAAACCAGCGCCGCTGATGAAGCCAAAGATAGCTCCGATCAGACCCGCTGCGTTTATCATGCGCTCAAGTTCTTTGTCGTCCATCAATCATCATCCTCAAAACAGTTGTTCAACGGCTGAATGGGTTGCTTGCTAAACACCCAGCGCCACTGCCGCTTGGTATAGCCCGGCACTTCAACAAAGTCTCGCACGCGGTAAACCTTGTTCGCCTCCCACATTTTCTTGAGATAGCTTGACGTGCGCGGCACACTGTCTCCCAGCAGCTCAGCGGCCTCTGCTGCCGTCACACGCTGGTCATACGGGATCAAAGCAAACAGGCGATTGCCTTGGTCAATGCTGTGCTGTTTGCTGGCCTCGGCTGCCTTAATCATGGACGGGGCCATTGTGGTCGGCCTGCGCGGGCCAGATGGCAGAGCCTCACGTTTGCGCTGGCGATACATGAGCGTTTCGAACTCCCATAGGCAGTGGCCGTATGTGATCTCAAAGCGCTCATGTTTATCGGTCACGCCCTCCAGCTTGGCCCTCAATCGCTCGGCTGCGTCTTTTGCATCTCGCGCTTTAGTACGTCGAGCAGCGCTTGCTGCTCTTCCAGCCGCTGCTTCAAGTTTGGTCGCATCGCCGTCTTCTGCTCCGTCAGCATTATGCTGTTGTTCCGCTCCAGCCTTTTTATAATAATCTGAGTTTGGTCCGTATTCACGTTTCTTCCTTTCAAGTTTTATGTTTGCAGCCGAACAAATGCGATGTATTGTTGACGGCGATACCCGCAGCAATTCTGCGGTCTCAATCTGAGACATGCCTTGCTGTGCGCAATCAAGAACGTGGCGGGTAAGTGCATCTGGATCATATTTCATTGGTAGTCCTCCAAGGGGTCTATCTGGCCTATGCCGTTGCAGACTTCGCATTCTTCCATGTGGCTTCCGAAGTCGCCGTGCCAAGTTGAGCTTTGGCGGACCCAAACATCGCGCTCAACCTCGCCTTCGCCATCGCACTCAGGGCAGTTTATCCAATCTTCCATAACCTTCCTCCTTATAAATTTTTGCATTTGCCTTCGTTGTCAGTGAACCACACATGGCCATCGTTTATAACCATGTGACCAGCGCCAATAAGCGCGTCTACAGCTTGCTTATATGTTGAGCGTGGATTTGCGGCTGAGGACACCTTGCCGATGAAGTGGTCTTTCAGCGTCTCTTCAGAGATAACCCAATATGTTCTCGGCTCTGGCCACCCAACCCCTCCGGGGTTTGGTTGCCCGACGCCCTCACCGCGCAGCTGCGTGAATACCTTGCGGATTAGGACTTGGTTCTTTCCCTTGATGCGTGGCTTGTTGGCCTCTTCAATCTCGCTCTCAGTGGCCTGCACAACGGTACAAGTCGTAACGCTGTCACCATCCTCATCAACGCCAAGCTCGATGACGTTCAACTTAAACTGGAATATAACGCCTGTTTCCATGTCACGCTGTTTCGTGGCTTTTGCCGTGCGCAGGCCAGTGTTCTCATCGTAATCAAGCTCAATCTCTGTGTCGGTCGCGGCGCGTAAACTCGAATGCCCCCTAGCTCCAGCGGCTTTATCCTTGCCGGAGTGGTGAACAACGTCCAAGTGTGCGCTGGTTATCTCGCGCAGCTTATCGCAATTGCCGATAAACTTTGTCATATCCTCTGGCGAGTTTTCATTGCCGCCAGCCATTGAACGGCTGAGCGTGTCAACAAATATACACTTCACCTGACCGTGTTTCTTCGACACCTCACGGCACAGCTTCTCAAGCACAGCCATGTCAACCTCGCCGTCAAGTAGGTTGACCGGGGCCGGGCGCACAGCCAGCTTCACATTCTTATGCTCGGGGTATTTTTTCTTTAGCGCAACAACGCGATTGTGGAATGCCATGCCCCCCTCTGTTGCGAGGTATAAAACAGAGCCACCAATAACCTTGTGGCCATTCCATTCCTCACCGCAGGCGATGTGCCATGCAAGATCAAGCGCGAAGAATGATTTGCCAACATTTGATGGGCCGTAAATCACAGACATTTGACCCTCGCCAAGCCAGCCCTTCACAAGATAGTTGCGGCTCAGCTGCGGGATGGCCTCGTCCGGCATAAAGATTTGATCCATGACGCTCTGCACGGTCAATGCTTTCTTCGCCGCTGCCGGGCCTTGGTTTACCCACACGTCAGAGTAATCCCATCCTTCCATGTCGGGCAGGATGTACTCGACGCCCAGCTCAGAGAATGCGCGCTCGCATTCCTTGCGCCCGGCATCGTCATTGTCGCCAGCAATGACAAGCTCGGCATCTGGCTTGGCTTGTTGCAGGTTGTCTATCACAGCCAAAATGTTTCCTGCATTTAAAGCAAACACGCATGGCTTGCCCGTGGCCTCATGCACAGTCGCGGCTGTTGCCCAGCCCTCTGCAACATATGCAAACTCACGAATAGGTCCGCCAATCACGCTAAAGTTGCCGATCACGGGCAGCTGGTAGGAAAACTTTTTCTTGCCGTCAGCATCAATAAACTGCGCGCCTACGCGCCTGCCCTTCACATCAATGATTGGTATGGTTAGCGTGTCGCCGTCAATCTTGGCGTTATGCAGTTTAATCTTTTTCTTCTCAAGGTATGGGTGACTGCTCATAGGGTCACGCTCCGGCCATTCAATATCAACTCTCTTTACCTCCACTGTCGGCGTATGCCCCGGCTGGGGCCAGAGAGACATATCGCGCAGCCTGTCCTTGATGGCCTTATAGTCATTGCACTTGCGGCAATGAACCATGACCTCGCCTTGAAACTCTTTAATCCAAAACCGATCCGTGCCAGCGCAGGATGGGCATGGGCCATGATACTCGCCCTGCGCAGTCTTTTTCAACTCAAGACTGCGAATGATCGTGTTGCCAAACTCCGACCAGCGAGCGGCTGGAAACTTGCTTTCTGAGACTATATTCATAATTGGCCTCATTTCTTATTGGCTAACTGGGTTGTTTTCTTCGCCAAGCCTTTTACATGAGGGTTATTCTCACCCGTCCGCGACTTACAATATTCAATAAACCTTGGCATATTAAGGTTCTCTTTTTGCGTCCCCCACCTCAAGTTGCCCGGCCTATTGTCTAGGGCGTTTTCATTGATGTGGATGACAATTGGCTTGTCTGCTGGCGGTGGGCCGTGGAATGCCTCGCATATTAACCTATGCACTTTGTAATTTTTGCCCCTGTAAACAATGCCATAATATTTATGGGAGGCTGAAGAAGACGCCTTAGTTTCAGTTCCTCTCACCCACCTTGTAGTGTATGTTCTAAATCCGCCATTGGGCATTTGCTTCCTACTTTCTGGCCATTTAACCTCGCCTAAATCGTTGGCCAATGCGCCGGGTACTTGATTTATTGGTCGTATCTGCATGAACAAAGTCCTCCTGCCCATGCAGATACATTAGAAATGATACGGTATCAAGCCTAAAAAGGTATCTCGTCCTCAACAAATGAAGTGCCGGACGCTGGTGCGGCCGCTGGCATTGCAAATGGATCATCCGCAACTGGCGTTGCCGTCACGCTGGACGTAAAGCCACCAGAGACCGAAGTGAACGGATCATCTGAGCCTTGCATCTCTGCAAGCTCCAAGACCTGCACAGCACGCAGCCTAAGCGACACGCCATTCAGGCTGCCTGTATTGTATGGCACAACAACCACTGCCACGTTGACCCTGCTTCCGCTGGTCAGCATAAAATCATCCGGCAACTTATTGCGCTGGGCATCAACTTGCTTTGGTGGCTGTGTCTTGTCACCGCCGTAAGCACCTTTCAGCTTGCACTTGCCGACGACTTCGCCATCGTCATTGCGTTTGTATGGAAGCATTGTTGGCTTCTCTGGCCATTTGCGCTTCGTGTCCAACGCCGCAGCGTTAGAATACGCCTCCATACAGATACGATGAAGCTCCTTTGCCTTCTCATCGGACATTACGAAGCTCATTTCGTATGCTGCGCCGTCATCAAACGCATCGCATTTCACTGACTTGTTCTCGTAAGTATCGAACTTGTAAGTGGAATTTAGACGCGGGTAACGTGCGACGACTTCTGTAATCATGTGTTGCATTTTGCAACTCCTCTCAATGTTGTGCAGCACCCCTGCACTGGGATAGGTTAAAACGCTTCTTCACTGTCCATCCATGCTGGCAAGTGGATCGTGTTCAAGTCAGGCCAATTCGTGACATATTCCTCAGTCTCAATCGCCTGCTTTATGTCAACCAATGCAGAAAGCATACGGTTGTGAGCGTGGCGCAAATACATCTCAGAAAGCTCGTGGCACGCAGTGACGTGCGGCGCGTCCTTCTCAATGCAGATGAAGATAAAGTTCTCCACACGAATGCCGTTCAGTTTCAAGACGTGCATGTAAAATGCAGCCTGCAAATCGTATCCGAACTGACGCACAGAACGCTCAAAGCCTCTTGGTGATGCGTCTTGGGTCGTTTTGATGTCCAGTACAATGCCTGCGTTGCGCAGGAGGCCATCTGGGCGCGTCTTTAGGTCAATGTCAATGTCTGGCTCAGTGGCGAAGAATGAAGCCTCGGCCAGCATGTCAGGATTTGTGAGCAAATGATTTGCCATGCGGTTCTTCAGGCAGGCATCTGCCATTCTGTTTGCCAGATCATAATCAGCCTCGGTGAGCAATATCTTGCCAGCAGCATCGCACTCATCTTTCAAGTCAGACCATGCCTTGCCGCGCCGTGTCTCAGGCCCGCGCACAACAAGGTCTTTCTCTGGCTCAAGCAGGTAGGCGTGAACTGCGCTGCCCAATGCAAATGCCGGGCTATCTTTGCGTTCAGCGCCGAACAAGTGTGCAATGCTTTTGTTCGCTGCGGTCTTGATTGCAGTCGAACCAAACGCATGATGCGCGTGATACTCTTCGTTTGACATGTCTTCTGATTTGATAATTGTCATGTTTTCCTCCGTTTCCTCATTGTTCGCATATATGTTTTGCATATGCAATACCTAATTCTGGGGGAACTTCTTTTATTTTTTAGAAGTTCTATTTTGTTAAGGGGGTAATAACTTACCGAAGTTGTTACCCCCTTAACGGACAGGCTGGACATGTCCGGACTTTGTCCTTTTCTGTTCAGCCCTTATCCCAGTCTCCTCCTCAACAAGGTCACGCAAGGCCTTTAAGTGTATGTCAGATGATCCCTCAACTATTGATACAATCAAATTCCTTACCACCATACCCTTTAGCCAAATAATAGGGGCCTCACCTCGATAGATCGTTACTTGACTGTTGTATGAGAAATTTCTTGCATCATCATAGAACTCAACACCTTGGCTTGAGTGTGTTCCGTTTACACTAATGGTTTCATGTTCGCAGTTGCCCGGCCCAATTCCGATACGCTTGGGGTCAAGAAATATACTCATCACACAACCTCAATAAATGTTTTAGCCGCAGCGGCCCACAGGATCATTGTTGGCCTTTGCTGGCCCACGCGATTAAACACATCTGCCTTGGCAATCTTGCCGGAGTTAAAGAGGCGCTGCGCTGCGTTGCCTGCGGTCTTGTGGTCAAGCTCAAAATAATCCGCCAACTCTGCGGTGGTATGATACCCGCCAGAAAGAATGTATGTGAACATTTCAGCATCAAGCGCTTCATTATTTAATGTTTGCGAATTATCTATGATTGCTTTTTCGCAAACTTCATTATCGCGCTGCAACTTCACAGCCTGCCACGGCGTGCCTTTGTCTGACTTGTCTTGATAGTTAGGCACAAGCACAGCGTTTATTTCATCGCCCGGCGCAAGGTCAAAGCCGTCAGCGATGTGAACCGGGATAAAGACCTGCCCCTGCGTTTCGGTATCGCAGGCAAATGCAAAGCCATGTGCGTGCGCGTTTGTTATGATGATCTTGTTCATTTTGCTTCCTTCAATTTAATGCTGCGGGCAGTCGCCCATAGTTTCTCAAGCGGCAATAGATTTTCCTGATCCATTGCCCAGCCTTTGCCGTGGCCAAGGTCAATCTCATAAGCCTGATCTAAAAAATGCGTGCGGGGTATGTAGCCCACAACGTGCATCCGGTCAGGCGCTTGCTGGCACACCAGAATAGAGCAATCAGCCTTGAATGCCTCGCGCTTCTTAAACAGTAGCCGCCCGGTGGTGTAGAACGTGGCTTTCACATCTACAGAAATATTATCCAGCCATACGTCTCGGCCATCATCTACGCCTATGGCGTGGATGTGGTCGAGATCAAACACCTTCGACACGGCAAGCTCTGCTTTTACGCCCAGCAAGTCCAAGTCAGCGTCAGACCTGCCCTTGTCCCGGCGCTGATTAGCAACGCCAGAAGCTCGGGCCAACTGCCAGCGCATTGCGGCGGCCTGATTGCATTGAGCAACCTCTTTTTGCGTTAGACTTACAAGCATGGCGCGTCCTATCTAAAATGGTGGTTCTTGATCCGGGTGTGCCGGAACCCAACCCCCGAAAGGCTCCGGCACACTATTGGTTTGAGCATCCCGCAACGCTACAACGGGGCCGAACATTTGCATCAAAAATGTCGGCAGATGCTCAGACCAAATCATTTGCGAGCCTTCGCAGCAGCTCGCGCAATAACATCGTCAGCGGCTTGCGCTGCGCGTTCATCTTTGCGCATGTCGGCTTCAAGCATGATATTTAAGACGCCCTCGCAAATGTGAGCGCGTTCTTCATGGTCAAGATCGAATGCCTCGAATATCGTGCAGACAATAGCGCCTAAGTCGATGCCCTTCATATTTTTAGGAAGGGCAACCAAAAAATCCTCGGTGCATTCGGCAATTTGCTTCTGGCGCTCATTCATAACCCTTGCTCCTCTTTCTCCAGCAC